TCTGGAACGTAGTGAATCCAGGTACAACAGGTACAGGAGGTGTCGGTTTACTTAAAAAATCACACCCACGATATTGTATCATTCGCATACACACGGGTGGTCGTCCAATGGTGGGCGACAGACCACTTTTTTTAGTTCCACCGCCTTGAGGCCGAGAGGTGAGCAACCCACGAGAAACATATTTGCGTGGCATAGGTTAATTCTATATTTTAAAAAATCTAATATTAAACGTTGTTTTGTAGTAAAGTATGAATCTTAAATTCAGTTTTAAACGGTTTATCATGAATGGATTAGGAGCGGATTTCATACGTATTTGTAAAATCTATCACTACTGTCAATGTCATGACTATCACTTGTTCATGGACGAAGACGACGATTGGTGTATTGTTCCGTTTCCTGTAAAAAATTGGCGGTCTATGTTTCAATCGTTGGACATGACCTCCGAGGAGATGAAGGTTATCGATGAACCTTTACTATTGACCATGACACAATACAAGGTTAGCTTTTACGAATTGTCGCGAGTTGCCAAAAAATTATTTAAACCCAATCCTATATTCGTGTACGACATGTGTGCGTTGGATGTTATTCTTCATGTGCGCCGAGGCGACAAAGTATCAGGAAGCTGGAAAGAGGGTATGTTTCATTCCTTGGATGAATACTATCATGTGATTCGTTCGTACTATGCTCCCCATCAAACCTATGTCATGACAGACAGTCCTGCCGTTGCCAAAGAAGCCTGTCAACGAGGGTTTATTGTCAATCGGGAAGAAACGCGACGGGATGGGTTTGTCTACCGACATTATCATCAACCGTATACAGACGAAGAACTCTACGATGAAACGGAAACGTTTTTTAAAAACATGTATTTGCTAGAGCACGCCAAGGTGTTGGTCGGGAGTAATTCATCCTATTTTTTCGTGTTGGGTCAACTCTTGAATGAACATCAAGGTTTTTCCTTGTCCAACAATCTTACCTATTACATTTTTGGTTAAGATTTCACTAGGACATAGACTAAAAAGAGGCCGAAGAAATTCTTGGCAAAAATGTCCAAGAGGTTATACATGGTATTCTTGACAGTATACGGGCACAATGCCGCCACACCATACAATGACCAAAACACAAAAAAATAGTAGAAAATAGCAATGCCTTCTTGGCTTTGACAGGAGAATTCTCTATAAATGATGGCATAGTAAAGGAGAAATGGGATGAATCCTAAGAACACAGACGTTTTCACTGGTAGTTTGTGGAGTTCGCCCAAATATCCAAACAATAACATCAAAGCATTCAATCCGACCACTTGAGCAAGTACGACTCGGTGTGTATACATCAAATCTAGTGCATTCAGGGAACTCGTGTCTTTGCCTTCGGCTTTATGTCCTAAATAAATAGAATAAAGAATCAGAGTAATCAACATGGTAGGTGTGGTCAACATCCAGTCCATGTATCGTTTGGGAGTAATGTTGGCAATTTCCGTAAATTTGGCCGCCCAATAGATATAAAAAGAGGCTTCTATCACTTGAACTACCAGCTCCCCAAACAACAAATGACGAATGAGCTGTAAATGAGGTTCTATGGGTTGAAGCAGTACAACTAAATCAAGTACACCGGTAAACACTTGTAAAAAAATGGATAACCATAATGTAGCAAATACAATGTTCATAGTATACGTATAGACTAAACTTCAACAGCAAGGTCGTTCTCCGTAGCGGGAGCGTCGGTTTCTACACGAGACATGATACAGGTAATCAGGCAACACGAGCAGACAACCAAGAACGCTCCAAACAGGGTAATGGCAAACTGGACAATGACGACGATTTCAAAGGGTCCCGTAAGAATGTCTCCTGTGGTCATGCCGGCAAAGAGAACGATGCTCCAAATGCCGAGTATACAGGGAAAGATGGAATTGGACGACTCTGATTCTTCATGACGAATCATGGTGGAACACGTCATGACGACGCCTGCCATGACATTCATGACGGCAGAAACCACGGTAAAGACGTATCCTTGAATGTATCCGGGCGAATCGGCCGACGTCGGCTCATGCTGATGCGCCACGGAGGCCTCCCAAAGTCCAAGCACAAACGTCATCGACGCCATGAAAGCAATAGATACGGTGATAGACTTCATCGTTTTAAACACAAAGAATCTCCTTATAAGGTCTTACTTCAATTTTTTGACATTCCATCCACGAACCCAGACTTGGTCAGCTACCACTTTGGTCATGGTGGCATAATAGACCAAGACTCGCCATCCGACGTCGGTAGGTATACGTGTTATTTTCCACAGCACCCCCCAATGGAGTTCAGCAAACACTTGCCGAATGTCAAATTCGCTACATTCTGTTTTACTGTAGAATTCAAACACCGACATGTCCTGTATACACGCCTTGTATTTACGTCCAATAATAATACGTAAATACAGAATCAATGAAGCCTGAAATGGAAAATACGTCAAGAACAAATGCTTTTCATCTAAAAAGTACGTACTAAGTATACACATGAACCCGACCTTTATCAAGGCCTTGTCGCTTCCCAAAACCATTGTGACAGAGTATACGTACATAGAAGATGTAGATGACCTTATTCTTGGAAGATTTATACGATGGGTGTATACGGATGAATTGACAAAGCTATATCCCGGTGGGTTCCTGGTATCCGTGGACTCCAAAACCAATGTGTTGTTGTGTAAGAACCGAAACCGATTCTTTACCGTCGCATTTGAAGTAGCCTTTGTCTTTCAAAAAATGTCCCTGGATGAGCGGATTGTGGAGCGAGCGCGTACACTTACCCGTTCTTAATATATCCCTGTATACTAATGCCTTTTTATGCCCTGTATACTGGACATATCCAGAACCGCATTTTTACTACCTGGGATGAATGTAAACAAGAAATTCATAAAAAACCAAAATATAAAAAATTTGCTACACTGGAAGAAGCAGAACGCTTTCAGAAAATAGGTCCTTTTGGAACCGAAGACGAGTTTGACGAATATGTGTATACAGACGGGTCTGCCGTATGCATCAAAAAAGAATTCTATGCCGGATTCGGGGTCTACTACGGCGATGAGCGAGATGCATCCGTCTATCTAGGCAAGTCCACCAACAATGTAGCCGAACTTACTGCCATTCAATATGCTCTCCAACGAGTAAACCCGGAACGGAAAACGGCCATTTATTCGGATTCTACCTATTCTCTCTTGTGTTGTACGACGTATGGTGAAAAGTGTGCCAAAAAGAAGTGGCCAGATGAAATACCGAATCGCGACCTTGTCCGAGAAACGTATGAGTTGTATCAGACCAAGAAAGGCCATGTCACCCTTGTACACGTGTCGGCACACACACTGAAAAACGACCGGCATTCTCTTGGTAATAACGAGGCTGACCGACTGGCCAAGGCGTCCATAAAAAATTGAAATGAAAAAGGTTGTTTTACAACGGTACGGAAAATGGATTTTCAGGAGGTGTTTTCACAATGCGTTCAGGGGTATCATTTCATGAATGACACCCCCATCAATGAGACGATGTGGGAGGACATCAATGCCGAGGTGTTGACCGCCGCTGGTTGCGAAGTGTTTTGCCAAGCAAACGGCGGACACAAGTCCGGTGCCGACCTGTTTACCAGTATCGGAAATCTCTCCAACAAGTCGTCTCAATACGACACACCCACCTCCTTCAAAATGAGTTCGTATCGGCTTACGACGGTGTGTTCGGACAAAGACCCAGGTTCAGTAGAAACCATTGTTCCCGAAATTGAAAAACGAAAAAACTTTACCTTTTACTCCATTCTGCTTCGCAAAGACCACCCCACCGAAATTCTCTACGATTGGTTTCTTATTCCAAGCGACCATCCTTCGGTGGATCCGACCGCGTATACCTGGACTCCTAAAATCGGCAAACAAGGTAAGAAAAAAGATACCGTGATTGGTTGGGAGACCAACACGGTAAACGGCTCCAACATGTGCATCATCTTCAGCATGTCGTCTCAACTATGGGTTCACATTGAAATTACGGAGGAAATGAAACAGTTCAAGAAGGCTTCGTATACCGCTAGCAAGGGCAAGAAGGTCAACTATCTACAACTCTTCAAGATGCTCGCGTAGACGAGTATGGATAAGGGCTACATATTCAGGATTCAGTTCAATACCTACAAACGACAGATTCCTTTTTTTTGCCGCAACACATTCGCTCCCTGACCCCGCAAAAGGAACCAACACGTATCCATCCGTTTGCTGACAAGAACGAATCAACTTATCGCAGAGAGCCAATGGCTTCTGTGTCGGATGGTCTACACGCTCTTTCATCCCGGCTCCTCCTGCCAGAGCTGCCACTTTGATGACGTCCCGAGGCAAAGCTCCGTTTTCATGAGCTGTATACGTTGTCGTCTTGTCTCCCTTGGAGAAACGCCCCTTGGTTGCCTTACGTTCTTTTCCTGCCGCACCATTTAGAAATCCCTCGGTATACGCTTCCCGAATCTCATCTCGGTGAAAGACCTTGTCCGATTTCCACAAGACCAGTATACTTTCATGAGACCGTTGCCAAAAGTGTAGAGACGGAACGTTCTTGTTGGTGTAATGCCAAATGATCCACCGACGATGGATGGAATACGGAACTCGGGACAAAATAAGTGCCAGAATTTCACTGAATCCATAAATGAACATGGTTCCATTGGGTTTCAGAATCCGTAGACATTCTTGAATCCACGTTTCACACCATGCCAAATATTCATCCATGGGCTGTCGGTCGCTGTCATTGCCAAAGTCTTTTCCAATGTTGTAGGGCGGGTCAGCAAGAATGATTTGAGCCGAATCCGACTCCAACGTCGGAAGAATCTGAAGTGAATCTCCTTGAAGAATCTCCTGCCGAGCGGGGGACGGGGTAAGTGGCGCCTCTTTGGGCTGAAGAAGCTGAAGGAGTTCCGCCGACGTCTTGTTGCTGAACCCACGTATCTTGCGTTCTCGGCACATGGCCTTCAATTCGGCTACAGTTTTGTTCTCCATGGTCTGTCTGCTTCAGGTAGAACGAACTATATCAATTTTAAAAAAGTGTATCTGAAATTCATGTATCGTTTATTTGACCAAGGCAGGGCAGAACAAGTGCTTGTCTAGCCAGTGGTGAAATGCTTTCAAGTCGGACACGTATTCCTGTTCAAACGGCGTGCCTTCCAGAATGACCTCTAGGCGTCCGCCCTTGAAGACAAAGCTTGGGTCGGTAGTCACCTGCATCGTGTCTCCTTTTACCCAGACCATACAATACCCCGC